CATTGTCATGCCTCGGAACTTGCTTTTTGGCCTAAGTCGTCTGCTGAAGATATATGGAATGGTCTTTCTCAGGCTGTGCCTAACAACGATAACACGGCTATTTTTATTGAAAGCACAGCGAATGGTGTATCAGGTGTATTCTACGATCTTTGGAAAGGTGCTGTGGAAGGTAAGAACGGTTATGTTCCAGTCTTTATTCCATGGTTCACTGACCCTACTTATCGTGAAGAAGTACCTAAGAACTTTAAGAGAACACCTGACGAAAAAGATTTAGCTAAAAAACATAAGTTAGACAATAAACAGCTAATGTTCAGAAGACGTAAAATTGCTCAAAACGGAATAGATCTATTCAAACAGGAATACCCATCATTCCCGGATGAGGCTTTCCTTACAACTGGACGACCTGTGTTTAACCCTGATCAGCTTCAAAATCTACTTCCTGAAACAAAAGACGTTGAAGAAAGATTAGCATTAGAAGCCGATGAATGGGTTAACCATAGCCGTGGTGAATTAACCACCTTTATTAAACATGATAGTGGTGAACGGTATGTAATCGGTGCTGACGTATCTATGGGTGTTAGAAATGGTGACTATTCGGTAGCTATTGTCTTAGATAGTAAAAAGAGACAGGTTGCCGTTTTTAGAAGTCATGTACACCCTGACTACTTTGCGACTGTGCTATTTCACTTAGGAACCTACTATAATGAGGCTTTTATTTGTGTAGAGAACAACTCTCACGGTATTTTAACATGTACCCGGTTAGGTAAAGACTTAGCCTATCCCAACTTCTACACAGAGGTTCAGCATGATAAAACAACTGACCGTGAAACTGTTAAACTAGGTTTTACGACTACTGTTAAGACTAAACCCTTAATAATAGATCAACTCAGAGCCTCTATGAGAGAGAAAGAGTTGGAACTTAATGACAAAGTCACAATAAGAGAAATGCTTACTTACATAGTCACTGAGAGTGGTTCTATGGAGGCTGAGTATGGTTGTTATGATGACTGTGTTATGTCACTTGCCCTTGCAAACTATGTACACGAATCTGCTTGGGAACCTGTGGAAAGCAAAGATGAATTTTATTTAGAAATGGTATAAAAATGGCTAAAATTGAAGATTATACTAAAATGGAAGACGATGACATAATCATCATCGTAGAGAATAATATTAGGACTTCAGTCGGTTACTATGACAGTGAATTGTCTCGTGAACGTAAGAAAGTTACAGAGTATTATAATGCTACACTTCCACGACCTGCACATGACGGAAACTCAAAGTTTGTTTCTCAGGATGTTTATGACTCTGTTGAATCTTTAAAAGCCTCACTTTTAGAAACATTTGCCTCAGGAAACAATATAATTAAGTTTGCTCCACAGAATGCAGATGATGTTGAGATGGCTGATGTATGCTCTAAATACACGGATTATGTCATGTTTAGGCAAAATGATATTTTCAGTACAATGAATACAGTGATCCACGATGGTTTAACGGCTAGGGTTGGTGTTTGTAAGATCTTTTGGGATAAAAAAGAAGAGGTAGTAGAAGAAGACTTTAAAGACGTAAATCAAGATGAATTAGATATGCTTTTAGCCACGGATGATGTTGAACTAGGTGACAGTGAAACTAATGAGGTTGGTTTAATTTCAGGTAGTGTTTTGATAACAAGGGATATCAGCCAAGTTACAATACAGTCACTAGCTCCTGAAGAGTTCCTTATTGAACCTCAGGCAAAGTCACTTGAAGAGGTTAACTTTGTAGCACATAGAACTAGGAAGACATTAACCGAATTAAGAGAAATGGGTTACTCCGAGGAAAAGCTTGATAAAATAGGTTCTGACCATTCAGACATTGAATTAGAAACAGACCCTGAAATACTAGCAAGATTTGAAACTGTTGGAGCAAGCCGGGGTTTTGACACTAAGGGATACCAAGACCAAGTCCGAGATATTCTTGTTTATGAGTGTTACATAGAATTAGATGTCGAAGGAACCGGTTTAGCAACATTACAGAAAGTAACTAAAGCAGGTAATGTAATTTTAGATATTGAAGTGGCTGATAGAAAACCTTTTATTGTATTCACACCCCTACCGATCCCCCATGCTTTTTATGGATCTAGTTTTGCATCAAAAGTCATTGCCACTCAAAATGCTAGAACCATATTAACTAGGTCAATTTTAGACCATGCAGTCATAACTAACAATCCTCGTTATATGGTTGTTAAGGGTGGTTTAACTAACCCTAAAGAACTTATCGATAACCGTGTTGGTGGATTAGTAAACGTATCAAGACCTGATGCAATATTACCTATGCCACAAGCACCTCTTAACCCTTTTATCTTCCAAACTTTGAAAATGCTTGACGAGGATAAAGAAGATACGACAGGTGTCAGTAGATTAAGCCAAGGCTTGAATAAGGATGCTTTATCTAAACAAAACTCTCATGCAATGGTCGAACAATTAGCAACTATGTCTCAGCAGAGACAGAAGATAATAGCTCGTAACTTTGCAAACCAATTCCTTAAGCCTTTATTCTCAGAGATCTATAGGTTGGTTGTAGGCAATGAACAATATGAAAAGGTCGTAGATATTGCAGGATCTTTTGTAGAAATCAATCCATCTGAATGGAAAGAAAAACGAAATGTATTAGTGGAATTGAAATTAGGTTATGGAGAGCAAGAGAAAGAAGCTCAGAAGTTTATGCAACTTCATTCAATGTTCTCACAGGATCCCGGCTTACAACCGATGTATCAACTTCCTAACCGTTTTAATATGATGAAACAAGCTCTTCAGAAACAAGGCATTTTAAATGTCGAAGAGTACTTAACACCCCCTGATAAAATACCACCACCCGAGCCTGATAAAATGGAAGAAATGCAAATGCAAATGGCTCAGAAACAACTTGAGTTGCAGGAACGTCAAACTGCATTGGGTGAGATGAAAGTACAAATGGAAGGACAAATGAAACAAATGAAACAAGAGCTTGATAAGATGAAAGCCGAGAGTTCACACTCTCTAGCCTCTGACAATCAAGACCTTAAAGAAGAGCAGTTAGCTCATAAGAAGTTCATCGATACTGCTGAATTAGAAGTACTTAGAACAGCCGATGAAGTAAGAGCTATAGCTTCCCCTACCGGGTGATATGGAAGGTAAGATTATATACCGGCTTTTAAACACCCCTCATAGAGGCTCCTAGAGCCTTTAAATACATGTCAAGGAGAAAAAATGACTAAAGAAGACACATTAATTAACCTAGGAAATGATTCTGAACAGTTAGTGAAATCAGAGATTTTTAACAAGGTTATTAACCGTATGGTCGAAGGTACTTTCCAAGCTTTTGTAAATTCAAAACCTGAAGATACAAAGGTGCGAGACAAAACTTATGACCATTACAGAGCTTTGGTAGATATCGTAAATACACTGAATCAAGACGTTCAGGTCAAAGATGAAATCTTAGCAAAGTATGAAAAAGACAACAACAGTCAAGAGGAATAGTATTATCATGAGTGACGTACAACCCCCAATAAATGAAACAGAACCAACAGCATTAGATCCGTCTAATGTTGAAGATGCAATTCTTGCCCGATGGGAAGACGGTGAAAACCTATCAGAACCTGAGACAAAGAATGAACCTGAAGTTGAAACGGAAGAGACTAGTGACAACACTCAGGAAGAGGAAGTAGAAGACGAGGTCGAAGAAGATAATGAAACAGACCCTGATGAAACTGAAGAAACCGAAGATGAGGACGAAGCCGATGATGTTGAAAACGAGAAACCTATTCTTGCTGACGATGCTGAAGTTGAAATTCAAGTTGACGGTGAAAAAGTTAAGGCATCTGTTAAAGATCTTAAGCGACTTTATGGTCAAGAAGCTTCTCTCACACGTAAGTCTCAGGAAGTTGCTCGACAGCGAAAAGATGCTGAAGATCATATTTCTAAATCTAATGTCGTTCTCCAAAAAATGTTGGAGAAAGCTCAAGCTAAGTTTAAGCCTTATTCTGATGTGGATATGTTGGTCGCAAGTAAAACCATGGCTACTGAAGATTTTGCACAACTTAGGCGAGAAGCTAAGGATGCTGAAGATGAATATCGTTTTATTTCTCAAGAAGCTGATCAGTACTATAAAGGGTTAAAGGATCAACATCAGGCTCAGTTGCAGGTTTCTGCTAAAGAGTGTGTTAAGGTTCTTCAAGAAAGTGTTCCAAACTGGGATAACAACCTTTATAATGACATCAGGGGTTATGCTATATCCCAAGGTCTAGAAGAAGGACAAGTTAATAAATATGTTGATCCAATAGTTATTCAACTTATTAACAAGGCTCGGCTCTACGACCAAGGTAAGAAAGTAGCTACAATCAAGAGAAAAAATCCGACTTCAACTAAGATCCTCCGATCAAAGAAAGCACCAATTGCATCAAGTAATGTAAAAGCCAATAAAATACGAGAGGCTACTGCTAATTTGAATAAAGTAGGTGTGGATTTAGACGATATATCTGAAGTTATAATGTCTCGTTGGCAAGCATAATTTTAATTGCTTAAAGAGAAGGAAAAACTCAAATGGCACAATTTACAAGTTACGACCAAGTTGGTAAGGCAGAAGACGTTTCTGATATTATAAGTAATATTTCACCTACCGATACCCCTTTTACTACTATGATTAAAACTGAGAAAGTCTCAGCTAGGGTGTATGAATACCAAGAAGATACTATTGGTGCAGGAGCAGATGTAAAATTAGTGGAGGGTGCAGATTTTACAATCGGTTCTCTATCACCAACTACATTAAGATCAGGTACTACTCAGATAATCGGATTAGCCTTCGATGTGTCTGCCACTGCCGATGCCGTAAAAACATACGGTAGAGCTAAAGAAACTGCCTATAATTTAGGTAAGACTTTGAAGCTAATAAAGAAGCATCAAGAATTTGCTTATGTCGGTCAAGATAATGCCTCAGTGACTGGTTCAAGTTCTACAGCTAGAGAAATGGCATCAGCTACTCAGTTGATCACCAATTCAACGGATGCAGGAAGTAATGCCACTGATGCTTTAACTGAAGCTAAGTTCTTAGAAGCAGGTGAATCAGCATACACAGCCGGTTCTGAGCCTAATATCTTAATGATAAAGCCGGGTGATTCAACTATAGTTGCAGGATTTACCGGTGCTTCAGGAAGATATAGAAACTTCAACGATGGTACTAAGACACTTGTTAACGTAGTCGATTTATATATTTCGCCTTTTGGTGAGTATAAGATTATTTTAAATAGGCACCAATTAGCTACCCATGCTTTTCTATTAGACCCAAGTATGTGGAGACAGACTGTTCTACGTCCTATTAGTAGAACTCTGCTTGCTAAGACTTCAGACGGTGACAAGCACTCTGTAGTCATGGAAGTAGGACTTAAGCACTCAAACTTCGGTGATGGTCAGATGATTACTGGCCTAAGCTAAAACTAATTGCATAAGTGGGTTGATTGATTTTGCTCTCCTTAACGATTGATCCACTTATGCTTTACTTTACTCAAGGAGATAATAATGGATAAAGACCAAAAAGGTAACAACATACTAAATGTAAACACTGATTTCATTATGGATGTTGGCCAGTTAACACGTAAACATGACCAGTATATACCTCAGTGGCACCTAGATGATTTAAAAGAACAACGTCTTAATAGCACTTCTAAAAAAGAAGGTGAGTTCATGAAGGTTGCCTCTATTCCGACAGCCGTGATTGAGAAATGGATGAGAGAAGGTTTTGACATTGTGTCTGACAAAAACATAACAGCAAAACAAATTATAAATAAATTAAAGAATGAACATTTAGATGCATTTTTAACAACAGAAAAGAGTTTATAGCATGAATTATGGTGATATTAAGACACATTTTAATAATGTACTAAACCGTTCTGACATCACCACATCTTTAACAGAAACTTTTATAGATCAAGGCTTAGGCAGGATTCAAAGACAGTTAAGAACCCCTATGCAAGAAAAGATGTATGAATATGTGTTGTCGTCACAAACCGGTTACATAACACTACCGAATGATTTTATCGAGATAGTAAGTATTTACTATGCAAACACAGAGTTAACTAGAGTACCTATGTCTAAATATAGATCACTCAATGCTAATAACTTTTCAGGTAATTCAACTTATTTCACCCGGCAACAAGAGAAGATATTCCTCTTCCCTCAGCCATCTACAGGTACTTTATACCTTTATTACTATGGTGAATTTGACAGTATGTCAGTGAATACTGATGAAAATATAATAGCACAGGTAGCACCTGATCTTTTGATTTACTCAGCACTTACATATGCTTCAGATTATTATTTAGACAACCGTTCAGAGTTATTTGAAACAAAGTTTAAACAGTTTCTTGTTGAAATTCAGGAGCAAGCCAACGATGCAGAAACAAACGGTGGAGTTCAACGTATACAACCAACCTACACATATACCGACTTTCAAGATAGTTACTCTTCAATAGGATAAAATCATGTCATCAAAATCATCGTTTTTCAGCACACAAGGCACAACCTCAACTCTACAAAACACTTTTGCACTTTCAATCCAGTCGGCATTAGATGCTCAACTAGCTTCTGAGAATGCTAGAGACTATGCCGAACAAGCAAACATAACAAATGCCCTGCATGTTTCGGATGCTCAGAAGTATTCCAGTTGGCCGGCTTATGGAACCTTTACGACTAGTTCTGTAGGTGGTAGTCTGACTGGTCAATATAGTGCATTACACTGGCGAACTTTAGCCAATTGGGAAGCTTCTTCAGCAATTACATCTATAAATGGTATTATATCTAACGGAACTACTTCTTTAGGTACTGTTATCACTGATGGTGACACTGCTTTAGACCTAGTTATATCTAACGGAACTACTTCTTTAGGTACTGTTATAACTGACGGCAGTACTGCTTTAGACCTCGTTAAAACAAACGGAATTAATTCTATGAATGTTGTCGTAAGTTCAAATATGACTATTTTAAATGGTATTATAAACCCCGGAATTAATTCTTTAAACTCT